TAAAGAAGAAACGATATTCCTCGCCCAGATTGGTGGCGATCGTTGTGCGTGTAATAGCTCCAGATTTGCCAGACCACTTCACATCAGTAATAGGTTCATTAAAGATGACCGTTCCAAACACGGCATCTAAAGTATATTTATCTGCAGTAATTGCCGCATCCGCAGGGCCTTTAAAAGCCACATCGGACAAGTTGCGGGTCCCTAGATCAATCATTTCACCAGCTTTAACTGCACCTAATGTTGTTTCAGGAATTGTTGCTTCTGGGATTTCTAGTGTTTTACCACTGAGTACCATAGCTAGGTTTTCTTTGGTGACCTCTTCCAAAGTTCCGCTAACCGATACACCGGTTTGCTTACGCAGTACTGCATCCTTTGCACGCAGACCTGTTTTAGATTCATAGTGATCTGTTGATTCGGAAGTGATCTGAAGCTGGAGCTCTGGCGTGTTGCCAATCGATAATAGTGCAGCAGGCTGACCATTAATCATTTTTGCTAAAAACAACTCACCTTGGAGCGAGATTAAATCTGGTTTATTCGCCATCGGTTTTCACCTCTTCTTTTTTGGCTGGTGCAGGCTTCTGTTTTGAGGCAGGCTCAGCCAACTCAATTACACCGCGCTGTAATAAATCTTGAATTTGAGATTCGCTTAAACCACCGACGATATCCCCTGAATGAAATCGCCCGACAGATTGCCGGGCTTTGTATTGCTTCTGCATATGATTTCCTAAACAAACATTTTTGATTCAAACACCAATGTGATGTACACACACGTTGGTGAATAGTCCTCTTCTACCGCCACCATTTCTAAGGGACGCTTACTGGATGTAGGTTGCCAACCGGATAAAAGTTTTAAAACTTTAATCGTCAGCAAACCCACTCGATCTAGCACCGCAGAACCATCACTGAGCTGTGATGCTGCATGACGTTCACAAATCGTGACTTCCCACTGCTGAGTAAGAATATTTACTGACGATCGTACAGCTTCATCAGATTTACGAATGCGGCGGTAATAGATTTGGGCGTTTGGTGTAACCTGAGAAAGTTCCGTAATTTTTGCAGAGTTGGCTGGTGTATAAATCTTTTTAAAATCTGCAATTTCAGTTAGCTTTTCAGCTATCTCACCACGTACAGCAAAGAAGTTTTCCTCACTACTCATCTGTTAAATGCTCCACAATTAATTCCATTACTTCCTGTTCATCTGTTTCGGTCAGACCTAAAAAAGGACGGCGTGGCATATTTACTTTGTAGGCTTTCCCTTGAGTTTCCTGCATGAAGTTAGATCGAGCTTTACGAACAAACTTATTTCCTACCAAACCTGTGCGCAAATCCTGCCGAAAGTAGGTGCGACGCATACGCGCTTCATACTTTATTTCACCACCAAAGTGATGAATAGCCGCGTACTCAACATCCGTTCCAATCTCCACACTATTCGGTAGTGCGTTATAGGTCATGGAGTTCATGGCTCTGGAAGTATCACGCATGGTGGTACCTCCTTCACGCAAAACTCGACCAGACAAACGCCATTTACCCTCAAGGCCCTCACCATTTGCCCATCGAGAGCGAATATTTGAAACAACAGATTGGCCTATCGCATTAAAGAGCTTCAGTTTTCCTTGATCAAAACTAGATAAGCGCTCCAGAGCTTGCATCACAGCAGATTCGCCATCCGCTTCAATTGTAATTGCTACGCCTGACATATCAGCCTCACTTGATGCTAGGCATCATATTTAAGATATCGTCACCAAAAACACCGCCACGATATGTAGTACCGATTGGCATTGTGGCTGGCGTTCTTGCTGGCTTCTCTTCTGTGACTTCATTTTGAGGGTTTAGGATATTCAATGTCGCCTTACCATCAGCAACGCGTTTCAAGAAGTCAATTTCCGCCTTATAACGGTTTTCAACTTCTTCAATTGGCTGCTGAAAATAAAGCCGGTAGCGTGCAATGTTGCACGCAATCCGTTTTAACGTACTGGGCGTATTTGGCAAAGGCAGGACATATCGAACAGCGATATAACTGTCGATTTCCTCAGATGCATCCTGTAAGGCTTCTTCAATCGAATTGCCTACAGTTTGCATTGATTCCAATTGTTGAAGCTCACCTTCACCAAAACGCGCCTCTAAGTCATTTCGAGTCGCGTACATAGATCACCTTACTTATCAGCTGACGCCGCTTTCTTGGCTTCGGCCGTGGCTTTCTTTAAAGCAGCCTCAGAAGTAGCTAAAGCCTTTTCAAGATCAGCAACTTTTGCACTGAGCCCATCATTTACCTGATCAGACTTGGTTTTCTCTTCAGTCATGAGCTTGATAGTTCCTGCTTGTTCAGCATTTTCCTTTTCAAGTTCAGCTAAACGTGCAGCGGCACCATCCGCCTTAGGTTGTTCTGGAGCTTTTTCTTCTTCAATAGCTCCAGATGCTAAAAGGGCCTGAATACGATCCGCATTCAAGCCCTTGATTTCGTCACCTGGCATAAATTGCCCGATGGATTGCTTTGCAATGTACTTTTGCATTTATGCCCCCTTAAAGAGTAATGAAGCCAGTGCCACACACCACACCGTTTTTATTAGAAGGAATGACCAGTGGAGCAGATTCAGTCATCAACATGATGCCGCTTGGATCTTCGCAGTACCATTGACGGTCAAAGTACTGCTGAGCAACACCATTGGCTAACATATTTTTGATTTTGCAATGTGCTACTGAGCCATTGGTATCTGAAATCAACGAGAAGAAATCTTTAGGAATAAAGCGATTAACCTTGCCTTTTGCACGATATGTCGCATCGTATACCCAGAATTCGATCCCATCATGGGTCCCTTTAAATGTGGCTTTTTCACTTACCCCAAAACTTGGTGCTACTGGTACTGAAATGCCAGCATAAGGCTTGATGAATTCATCTTTAAATTCTGTGTTATTCCATAAAGCAGCCCAAACCGAACCCGACATAATGGCTTTTTTCGCCTCACCACCATCAGCAGTAAGTTGACGCTCAAGCATAAGTTTAATGTCATCGACAGGTTTTGCACCCGCTCCGTTCCACGGGTTGGCTGGGGTAAAGGTAAGTGATACATGTCGGCGATAATCAACCGAATTGTATTCATAATCATCTGAATGAAGAATGTATTTACCATTTTTTAAGAGATCAATGGCCATCATTAAAACTGAATTATCAATCGCATCATGGTTACGCTTCATAACGGCAACTTGGGAAATCAGCATTTTTTCTTGATCAGATAATTTTTGATTACCTGTAGAAATAATACCGGCGCTGCGTAATCGCTCCAGCAAAGCAATTTCAAAAGTTTCTGCAGGTGTAACCTGATTTTTTGGTTTGTAGTAAGCAGGCTTAATAGTGCGCACTTCACCAGACTGTGTGGTGTCAAATGGCTTACCTGGTTGATGCGGTGCTACTAGTGGTGCTAAATCGTGCTCAGCACTCACTTCTGCAAGTGGTACATCATCACGATCAAAAACAGGACGATTTGGGAAAAGCTGATCTAATAACCATGTATCCATTGGTCGATAGTTATTATGAATTAACGCGAGCTCACCCACATCAAGCAATTCAAGTGGGATGCCTTCAAGATTAAAAGACTGTGGCATGTTATTTACACCTTTGAAAGTTCAATTTTGTTTTTTGTTGCTTTAGCACGTGCTGCATCATATTTAGCAGTAGTGAGTAAAGTCCCATTTAAAGCCACAGCTTCGATGTTGAAGACACCTCCAAAATACATAGGAATTTCAATTCCGTTTGCTGCTTTAATTGTTGCTTCGGCTGCAGTGACATCCTGACCACAGATCACATCCCATGTGGATTCATCTGTAGCGTGAGTTAAAACATTGGCATCTGATAGCGCTAGCAGGTCACCGTATTTATATGCTGTTGCCGTTGTAACTTTTGCATTACCACGGCGTAATTTTTCATTATCCAAAATCAGGCGTACCGAAGTGACCGCAATGGGTGGTACATAGTGAACAGTCATGGCTTATTTCCCCTTTTGATCTGCAAATGCTTGTGCACCAGCTGTGAATTTATGTTTATCACCAGCACCTTGATTTTCACCATGCCCACCTGTGGCTTGGTGAGTGAACAAATGCTGAAAGTGTGATGGAATTTGTTGCTGCTGTTGACCAGCTGGTGGCTGATTACCTGCTGAGAATTGACGAAGTTGTTTAGCTGAAAATGCAAATGCAGAGTCATCTAGCGCTTTCATTTCCGTAATATCTTCCGCACTAAACTCTTTACCAAGATCTTTACCTAAAGCGGTAATTTCTGCTTCACGCTTTGCTGCAGCAAACTGCTTATTTTGGGCTACAAGCTCAGAGTTTTTAGTCTCTAGCTCTTGAATACGGGCTTGCGCCTTTTCTAATTCGGTCACATCTGTGTCCTCTGTAGGTTGATTTGTTGTACCGGGTTTTGCTGAGAATGCATTTACCGACGTTGTTCGATCCGCGCCTGTTGAGCAGATCGTAAATTCACGTATACGGTTATTTCGGAATACTGCGACTGGTCCTGTAAAAGTCTGTCCATTTACAACCACATTCACCCCTTGCCCTACTTCTTCAACAGAACCAGGATCAATGAACATGGACATTTGAAACGGATAGCCATCATCTGCGTCATCCACAACTTCACGTGCTTTCGCATTGCGGAGAAAGTCGCCTGTCACAGTGATGTTTTGATTTATACCGACTTCCTTCACTACACCGACTCGGCTTGTACTGAAGTGCTCTTCTAGTAAAGGTGTGGGGGTTGGAATCTCAATTCCTTCAAGATCGAAAACAACACCATTTCGACCCCAAAACCAGTGACCATCAACACGACCACCACCGTAAGCCGTGCCTTTAAAGGTTCGCTTCTTATCCCCTTCAACCTGAGGAACAATGTCCACGGCGGATAGTGAGAATAGGTACTTGCCTTGTTCTTCATTAAGTTCAGGCATTTTCATGCTCCATAAAAAAAACCGCCTATTAGGTGGCTTCAGTTAATTTTGACTCATGGTTTCTTTGGTGGTAGCGATAGTACGCAGCACATGGCTCGTACAAGATTATTCACTATTGACGGGCTACCAATCACAACCACTCTTTTCCCACAGCCGCATGGTGAATAACCATTTCCATTTCGACCATTCAAACCACGTCGACACGATTCACATTTTTCAGTCATTAATTCACCAATGCTTTAAGTGTGTAAATCATCTTGCCATTCAGCGTTTCAATAGAAACCACTTCAAACGACAAACCCATTGGCATTAATACGCCATGACCGGCATTCAACTCGTTTAGATCAATGCCTAGTCCTTTAGCATTCTCAATCTGCAAAACCACATCCGATTGCCCTGCAAAAAGCATTGGTGTATCCAACGTGACCACCTTACCCACTTGAAATGAAGCGACATAGGCTAGTGTGGTAGAACCTGTAATCACATCTGCAGTATTAGCTGATACAGCTTGAATCTTTGCCATATCGTCTTTCACCCAACGCTTAAGAACATCCTCAGCCAAGCTAATTGACGGTTGACTCAGATAGCTTGTGAGAGCTGTATCATTACCCTGTACATAATCCAACAAAATCTTAATAGCACTCGGTCTGATGGATGGATCTAAGGGGATGACCGTGTCTACGATCGTATTAAAAAGATCACGACTAGAATCATTCATAGGTGCTAATAAGCGCGTCAACTTCTTACTTGCAGTCCATTCAGCTTGAATGGCTCGCTTTTGGCTAAGCAAGTATTCTTTATCTAAAAATGAATCAGTAATCTTTTGATCAACTACAGACTGCATCTCCCCGAATGTTAATGGACTAGTTGACCACCCCATTTCCTCCGCAACCTGTGGTAGATCTTCATCTGAAGTAATACCAAGTTTCTTCGCCTCTTTCTCAGTCAAAGCAATTACAGTGCATCGACACATGAACCCCCACGGCGGGTAATACAAAAGCCAAAATGGATCATCAATATGCCGAATGATTCGATTTAATACCAAGTGACTGGGGCGCACTCGTGTATCATCAATCGCTGAGTACATAAGATAAGGACGCTTTGCCTTATTCTTCTGTTGTTGCTGCCAACGACCATGACCGTATGCCGTTTGAATATTGGTGCGAAATACATTCTTGAGATAAGCATCACTCAGGATAATTTCATTCTCAACTATCAGCTTCTTAAAATCATTGAATGTCGATCCGTCAGCAATCGCTTTATTGACTACTCCAACGACTGTCTGGATCTGCTCAATACTCGATAAAAACCCGACGGTTGTTGCCAACTGCCGGGTCTTTAAGTCAAGTGAGTAGAACTCATCAGGAAGTACCACTTTGCGACTATGAGCAAAGCGTAATGCCTCTAGGAATGTGACTGGTTGCATTTCAACACTCACAAAAAAACCTCCTTTCGGAGGCTTCTTAAAACATAAAAGATTATTTAAAAAAACTTGCTACAGTATTAACTGTCCATTGCAATACTGCCAAAAACACAGCTATACCAACTAGTATTAACCACCCATTATTAGACTTAGCAGATTTTGCTTTTCTATCTTTTTGCTTGGGTTGCATAGCACCACAATTTGAATGCTGACATTGACCAAATAAAGTAGTACCACCACAGTATTTACAGCTCATTTTGGTTTCACTTGTTGTTAAATACCAAATAAGCATGCCATTACATATCAATTAAAGCTAGCTCACTTCTCACTTTGCGCTGTGACATACCCCAGCACATCCCCTGCATACAAAGCCATCTCTAGATTCGCAGTAAATTGACTTACGCTTGTACCTGGCATCATCTTCATGAGATTAAATGCTAAAGCTTCAGGAGTCTCACTTGATTGAAGTAGTTCATTCACTTGCTGCTGATTAAGCAATTCTATTCCTTTTTGCCTATCGGTTAATTCTTCAACCTCCTGTTGTTCGACTGAGGGCTTCTTCGAACCCGCTGCAAATGAAAAAGCTTTACGTGGTAATGCTGAGAATTGGGTATTCAATGGAATACCACCAGTACTCATCTTAAAGTGCTCAGCCTTAATGCCGTAAGTCTCCATCACATATTGGTCATTAAACTCAACACCTAAGCTTTTAAGCTTAATATCACGATCAACAACAGCGACCTTAAGATCCTGCTCTCCACCTAAGATAATTGTGTGCTTTTCAAAGTTATTCAGGAGACAGAGCGCATCTATGAGTTCTTGAATTGTAGGTGTGATCATACGCAAATCAGAATTACGCTTATCTAAGCGAACATCATTATGCACCTCACCCAAAGCCCTACTTCCAACCCCATCCGTACCACTGGTGAGCGTTTGACCTAAGACCACCTTTTGGATACGGCGAGTTAAAACATTGTCAAAGGCCTCAAATGCTGAGCTACCTGCACCTGAGAAGTTTGTACCAACAGTAGCTACATCATCCTCTTTATTAATTGAAATGACAGATTGCGCATGTGCATTAAGCAAAGCGGAAGTCATTGCATCAATATCTTCTTGCTTTCGATTTGAAGCACCCACTTTACCCACTAAAAGTGGAGATCCAAAGCGCTCTAAGAACTTAACCCAGAACTTTGTCGTATTGGTACGGAAGAACCATAACCAATAAAGCTTTGACAGCAATGGATCGCCATAAGGTTGTTTGAATGTAGGTTTTCGTCGCGTTAAAAAGAACTTAAGCGGATATCTCGAATTTACATCAATCTCAGTCTGTTCTTGACGGTATATGAGCTCACCGTTATTTTTTGGCTCAAACCACTCTAAAGGCTTAACCACAATCTCACCTAGAGTAAATTTATTATCACTGGTAAGTGCATAGTTAGCTTCCATAACAGAATAACCGTAAGGGCAAGCTTCCCATGCACCTGAGACGATCTCAGCATGCCAGCGAGTGAATAGCTCCTTTAAGAAAACCGTTTGCTCCCCGTGATCTTCAACAAATCGCCACGGCGCATTGAGAACTGCATCTAGACGCGTTTCCATGGCCTGCGCAATCTCATCATCTACCATAAGGACTGATAATCGTTGCCGGGTTAGCCCAGCCTGGCGAAGTAC